GTTCGTGAAACAGGAATGGGTTGGGTAACCTATGGTTCTCAAGTGAATTTCTATAATGGATATACCGAGTTAGTTATTGATTCATCAAATACCAATGTAGGGATTTATCAAGAGAATGTTTTCCAAAGTGGAGTGAAGTATAGAGTTGATGTAACTATGAAAGCTACTGCGCCTTTCGATGCGGAGATAGTAGAAAGCAATGCAGCTTCTACTATAACTAGCATAGGAACTCCCTCTCTTACTACCGAGTATCAAGATTTCACCTACTACTTCACCGGGACAGGGAGCTATGACTTATTTATCCATAGATTATCTACAGCTTCTTCAGCAAACCAAACTATATATATCAAGTCTGCGTCTGTAAGACAAATGTCTGATGACACCATAACAGTAAACGCTTTATTTTAAAACCATGCCAATAGCTATACAAATAGGAAATATCGTAGGAGGAATGTCAGGAAGTGCTAAATAGTGAGTACATAAATTTGCTCCCTTAAAAAAGTAAGGAAATGGATATAATCGGAATATATGAGATAGTAATTCTATCAGCAGGAATAGTGGGTGTATATATTAGAATAAATAATGAAGTATCTAAGCTTAAAAACCGGGTATATACTCTCGAACAAAATAAACATGAGGTTACTGACATGTTAAAACAGCTTCAAGTAGATATTCAGGAAATAAAACTCCTCCTTGCTCGTAAACAGATTGACTCTTGAGGGATATAAATAAGTTAATAGTTCATTGTTCCGCTACTAGAGAGGGGATGGATATTAGTGTAGATACTATCAGGGGATGGCACGTAGTAGAACGTGGATGGTCAGATATCGGATATCATTATGTTATCTATTTAGATGGAACTATTATGCCGGGTCGCCCCGAAGAGGTACAGGGCGCTCACTGTAAAGGGTACAATAAATCAAGTTTGGGGATATGCTATATCGGAGGCGTGGAGATAGATGGTGTAACGCCTAAAGATACCCGCACCTCGGAACAGAAATCAGCTCTTAAAGCTATCCTCTTAGAGCTTAAGTCAGTATATTGTAGTTCTGTGGTGCATGGTCACCGGGATTTTTCTTCTAAAGCTTGCCCAAGTTTTGATGCTACCGCAGAGTATAAATGGATAAGCGAATACTACGATGCGGAAGAAGAGATTTAAAGAAACAAAAATCGGAGGATGGCTAAAAGATAAAGCCCCGGAAATTTTAAATGCAGCAGGCGACCTATTGCCTGACGCAGGACTTCTCGGTATGGTAGGGAAAATGATAGATAGTTCTCAGCTTAGTTCTGAGGATAAAGCTCTTGCCCATAGACAACTTACAGAGCTTTACCAACTTGAGGTAGAAGACCGGAAGAGTGCACGGAAGCTATACTCTACCGATAGCTCGGTTCAGAAAGTCTTAGCTATAGTCTTTACTATAGCCTACTTTTTACTTAGTTATATTATGTTTAAATATTTTATCGAAGAGGATATTTCTCTTGGAGAATTTGAGATAAGTTTTATCTCAACAATCTTTGGTGCTATGAGCGCAAAGGTAAATACGGTAGTAGACTTTTTCTTTGGAGGTTCATCTAAAAAAGACTAAAGAAAAACCTGTATATTTGTACAAACTTTAATTATACTATAATGAAAAAATTAACTACTGAAGAACTTAAGAACGTTCAATCTTTCGTGGGGGAATTTAATACTCTTAAGATGAAAATCGGAGATGCTGTTCTTGCACAATCGACTCTTGTAGGTCAAGTAGACTTGTTGAAAGAAGAATACAATGCCTATGAGCTTACGCTTATGGAGAAGTATGGGAAAGATGCAGTCATTAATGTTCAGACGGGAGATATTACAGAAAAAGAAAAAGAATAAAGATGTCAAAGATTAGTTCATACTCTATTATTGCAACTCCTGTAGCAGGAGATATTGTTATCGGAACGGATGTTTCAGATAAAAGTAATAAAACAAAGAACTTTAATGTAGAAGATATAGCAGCCTTAGCTAAAAACGCAGGAGTTTTGGGTTTGTCTTCCTTTCAAGATAACGCTGCTGCTTTAGTAGGGGGACTTGCTATAGGTACACTTTACAGAACATCAGGCACAGGGGCCGCACCTCTGAATGCAGCGGGAATCGTTATGGTGGTTGTCTAATGGATATACGTAAGGTATCTATCGGGCCTGACTATAAGTCAGGCGCTATGCATTATATAGTAGGTCAAAGTATTTTAAACGGAGATTATCGTATACACCTTATACGCTCGGAGCAAGACGAAATAAAAATTTGGATAGAGAGAGATGCAGAAATTATCTTATGGAAATCTTTTACATCTACTATGCCTATTTCAATTGAATATAACATCAACTTTTAAGTAATGGATAAAACATTAAAACCTTATTTTTCAGCAGCCATTTCTAAAAATGGCAATCCTGATAAATGGTCAGGTCAAGTTAAACAAAGTACAATTAATAAAAGTATTTACAACAAACTTAACTTGAAAAATAATGACTCGTGAACAATCTATAAAATCTCAAATCGAGAAACTAACTATAGCTAAAGAAAACTCGTCAAGTTTTGATGAGCGCTTAGGATTGCACGACCAAATACACACACTACAGATGGAGTTGGATGGAGTTGCTCCGTCAGGACACAATCCTATTGAGTGCATAGGCTGTGGGTCATAATGAAATCACCTTTTAATTTTATTACAAAACCCAAGGGAGGAAGTCGATACAACAATTCCGTTAATTGGGATGGTATAGAGTTCACAACCAACACCTCTGAAGAAGACCATAGGTTTTCGAATCGTATAGCCGAGGTAATAGAAGTGCCACTAGGTTATAATGGCCCAATAAAGGTTGGCTACCAACTGCTTGTTCACCACAACGTCTTTAAGTTCTATAACGATATAAAAGGTAGACGTAAAAGTGGGAGAAGTTTTTTTAAAGACGATTTATATTTTGTAGATACAGAGCAATTCTTTATGTACCACGATGGTGTAAAATGGAATGCCTACGATAGATATTGTTTTGTTTCTCCTATACCTACGGAAGATTGTTTTCTATACAAGCCCTTTAGCGAAGAACCCCTTATGGGTAAGATGCGTTATCCAAATGAGTATTTAAAGAATAACGGTGTAGTAGATGGGGCAAAGGTATCCTTTACTCCCGATAGCGAGTATGAATTTGAAGTAGACGGAGAGAAACTCTACCGTATATATGACCATCAAATAACTATGACTCTATGAACTCAAAAGAAATTAAATTAAAGATAATTGAGGCAGGTCATAAAGCTGTAGAGCAGCTTATAAAAGTAGCTAAGGAGCAGATTATTAAGCCTGACCCCGAAGATGACCTATCTGCGGATAAGTTAAAGAATGCAGCGGCTACTAAAAAGCTCGCTATATTCGATGCCTTTGAGATTTTAAACCGCATCGAGTCTGAGAAAGAGGCCATTGAATCGTTAGAAAAAGGTGACCCAAAAAATATCGATACTAAACAAGGATTTGCAGAACGAAGGTCAAAGTAATATATTACATAGGATTGTAAAAGATTATATTCCTAAGCATGTCTTATCTAAAAAGAATAAAGCTAAGACGTGGAAGTATGGCTATGATAAAAAATACGACCTTGTAATTATCTCTAAAGATGGAACGCTTGGGGAGGTCTATGAGATACAAAATCTTAGGATAGGATTGCCTAAAGCTCCTGAATCGTGTCTTCAAAGACACAGAAAAAAAGAAGAACAGTATTGGGAAAGGGTGGATTTACCTAAAGACCTGTCTAAAGTTCAGTCTATATTTCATTGGAACGAAAAGCATAAAGATTTTAAGAGTAGATATGTAGATTATATAGAACATGAGTTTATCTCTAGGGAGGAGGGCTTTTGGTTTATGAACAACGGAGCTCCAACTTATATTACCGGGGCGCATTATATGTATCTACAATGGACAACCATTGATGTAGGATACCCTGACTTCCGTGAGGCGAATAGAATGCTCTATATCTTTTGGGAGGCAAGCAAAGCTGATGTAAGGAGTTTTGGTATGGTATATCTTAAGATACGTCGTTCAGGGTTTTCTTTTATGTCTTCTTCAGAGTGCGTAAACACAGCCACCTTAGCTCGAGATACTCGTATAGGAATACTTTCCAAAACAGGTACTGACGCTAAGAAGATGTTTACCGATAAGGTAGTACCTATCAACAGTCGCCTTCCGTTTTTCTTTAAGCCTATAATGGATGGTATGGATAAGCCAAAGACGGAGCTTGCCTATCGAGTCCCTGCTTCTAAAATTACAAAGAAGAATATGTTTGATGTTGAGGACAATGAGATAGACGGTCTTGATACAACAATTGATTGGAAGAATACTGACGATAACTCCTATGACGGAGAGAAGCTCCTTCTCTTAGTTCACGATGAGAGTGGGAAGTGGATAAAGCCTAATAATATATTAAACAATTGGCGTGTAACTAAAACATGCCTACGTCTTGGAAGTAAAATTGTAGGGAAGTGTATGATGGGTTCTACCTCAAACGCTCTTAATAAAGGTGGAAGCAACTTTAAAAAACTATATGACGACTCTAGCGTTTTAAAGAGAAATAGAAATGGGCAAACGAAAAGCGGACTATACTCGCTATTTATCCCTATGGAGTGGAATATGGAGGGATTCATTGATAGATATGGTATGCCTGTACTTCATAATCCCATCTCCGAAATCCTCGGTATTGATAATGAGAGTATATCTCAAGGTGCTGTGGACTATTGGGAAGCGGAGGTTGAATCGTTAAAGGGAGATGCAGATGCATTAAACGAATACTACAGACAATTTCCTCGTACCACTTCACATGCATTTAGAGATGAGAGTAAGCAAGCTTTATTTAATCTTACCCGCATATATCAGCAGATAGATTATAACGATACCTTAATAAAGGAACACCATCTAACACAAGGAAGTTTTAGGTGGAAAGATGGTATTAAAGATAGCGAGGTTATCTTCTCTCCCGATAAAAGCGGGAGATTCTATGTTGGATGGATGCCTTCTAAGGGGTTACAGAATAGAGTTATAAAAAAGAACGGAGTTAAATTTCCCGGCAACGACCATATAGGTGCATTTGGATGTGACTCTTATGATATATCCGGAGTAGTTGGAGGTGGAGGTTCTAATGGGGCTTTGCATGGACTTACTAAGTTTAATATGGATGATGCTCCTAGTAATGAGTTCTTCCTAGAGTATGTAGCTCGCCCACAAACGGCTGAGATATTTTATGAGGAAGTATTAATGGCATGTGTCTTTTATGGGATGCCAATTCTAATAGAGAATAATAAACCAAGACTTCTATATCATTTTAAGAATAGAGGATATCGAGGGTTTTGTACTAATAGACCTGATAAAGCATACAATAAACTTTCAAAAACAGAAAGAGAACTAGGTGGAATACCTAACTCTTCTGAAGCTGTTAAGCAGTCGCATGCTTCTGCTGTTGAGTCTTATATAGAGAAGTATGTTGGAATGGATTTAGAGGGAACTTTTAGAGATGAAGATGACATGGGTATGATGGTTTTCAATAGAACCTTAGAGGATTGGGCTAAATTTGATATTAATAATAGAACAAAGTTTGATGCTACTATTAGTTCGGGATTAGCAATTATGGCATGCCAAAAGCACCTCTATCAACCTGAGAAAAAAACTAATAAATTAAGCCTTACCTTTGCTAGATATAATAATAAGGGGACTTTAAGTGAACTGATTCGATGAAAGATGTTAAAATAGATATTTCATCTACAGGGTTTCCGAGTCAATTCGTGTCCGACAGTGAAAAAAACTCTGTAGAGTTTGGTCTTCAAGTTGGTCAAGCCATTCAGTATGAGTGGTTTAGAAAAGACGGAGCTCAGTGTAGATTTTATGACCAATGGAGAAACTTCCATAGATTGCGTTTATATGCGCGGGGAGAACAGTCTATTGCTAAATACAAACAAGAACTCGCCATTGATGGTGACTTGTCTTATCTAAATTTAGATTGGACACCTGTTCCTATTTTAGCAAAGTTCGTTGACATTGTTGTCAATGGAATGTCAGACAGGTTATTTGCTGTTAAAGCATATGCTCAAGACGCTCTCTCTCAATCTAAGAGAAGTAAGTATCAGGACTTGATAGAGGGGCAGATGGTTGCTAAACCTTTATTGGATAAGATTCAAAAGGCTACAGGCGCAAATCCATTTATCAATAGCCCTGAAGACCTACCTCAAACTGATGAGGAACTCTCTTTATATATGCAGATTAATTATAAGCCTGCTATAGAGATTGCTGAAGAAGAAGCTATCAACACTCTTTTTGAAGATAACCATTATATTGATTTACGAAAAAGATTCGACTATGACCTTACGGTTTGTGGAGTATCAGTAGCAAAGCATGAGTTTTTAAAAGGTAGTGGAGTACAGGTGTCATATGTTGACCCTGCAAATGTTATATATAGCTATACCGAAGACCCTCACTTTAAAGATTGTTTCTATTGGGGGGAAGTAAAGACGGTAAATATAAATGAGCTTCTTAAAATTGACCCTTCACTAACTAGAGAAGACCTTGATGAAATTTCTAAACGTGGGCAAAGTTGGTATGACTACTTTAATGTAGCTCAATTTTATGATAACTCTATTTTCTATCGTGATACGGTTACACTTCTTTATTTTAACTATAAGTCTAACAACTCTATAGTTTATAAGAAGAAGGTTAATGACAATGGGAATATGAAAATGATTCCTAAAACGGATGAGTTTAATCCCCCAACAGATATGATGGAGGAGGGAGATTATGAGAAGGTAGAAAAGAAGATTGATGTATGGTATGATGGCGTAATGGTTATGGGAACTAACTACGTCCTTAAGTGGGAGATGGCTAAGAATATGGTTCGCCCTAAGTCAGCTAGTCAGCACGCTATACCTAACTATGTAGCTGTAGCCCCTAGGATGTATAAAGGAGTTATTGAATCTTTAGTGCGCAGGATGATTCCATTTGCTGATTTAATTCAGATGACGCACTTAAAGCTACAACAAGTTATTGCACGAACTGTACCTGATGGTGTATATATAGATGCTGACGGGTTAAACGATGTAGACCTTGGAACGGGAAATGCTTATAACCCTGAAGACGCTTTAAGGTTATACTTCCAAACAGGTTCTGTAATTGGCCGAAGTTATACGCAAGATGGTGAGTTTAATAACGCTCGTATTCCTATCCAAGAGCTTACGTCTAGTTCAGGTGCTTCTAAGACACAAATGCTTATAGCTAACTATAATCATTACTTAGACATGATAAGGTCTGTAACGGGCTTAAATGAAGCGAGAGACGGTTCTACACCTGACCCTAACGCTTTGGTTGGAGTTCAGAAGTTAGCTGCATTAAATTCAAATACTGCTACGCGACATATCCTAAACGCAAGTTTGTATATGTACCGAACTCTAGCAGAGGGACTATCGTATCGCATATCAGATATCTTAGAGTATTCAGACTTTACTGATGAGTTTATTAATCAGATTGGAAAGTATAACGTAAGTATCCTAAGAGAGATTTCCGATTTATATATCTATGACTTTGGAATCTTTATTGAAGTAGCTCCTGATGAAGAGCAGAAAGCGCAGCTTGAACAAAACATTCAAATGGCCCTTTCTAAAGGAGATATAAACCTTGAAGATGCTATTGATATACGTGAGCTTAAGAACCTTAAGCTTGCCAATCAGTTGCTCAAGCTTAAGCGAACACAGAAAGAAGAAAAGCAAGAGCAGATGATGTTGCAAAAGCAAGCTATGGAAACAGAGAGACAGCTTAAGTCACAGCAGATGGCGGCAGGTGTAGCTATGGAGAAGCTTAAAGCGGAAACACAATCTAAGATGCAAGTTAAACAAGCGGAGGTAGCCTTTGAAATTGAGAAGATGAATAACGAAGCTAAATTAAAACAAATGCTTATGCAGCAGGAGTTTGATTATAACCAACAGCTACGTAATATTTCTGAAAGCTCTCTTCAGCAAAGAGAAATTGAACGTGAAGGGGCTAAGTCTGACCGCATAAGTCAACAGAATTCTGAACAGAGTAAACTTATTAATCAACGTAAGAATAATTTACCACCACAAAATTTCGAATCAAATGAAGATAGCTTAGACGGGTTTGACCTAGCTGAGTTCTCACCAAGATAGTATAAAATAAAATGTATTACTTTTGTAAAAATTAAATCTATGGAAATTAAAGTACGCGAAGTCTCCGGGTCGGAGGAAAAATCGAAACAAGAAATTGAACAAGAGCTTCTTCAAAAACATGAAGAGCAACTTGAAGGGAATATAGGAATAGACACCTCTAAGTTAGAGGTAGCTTCTGCTCCCAAAGAAGAGGAGGTAGTTAAAGAAGAAACTATTGAATCGGAAGTTAAGTCAGAACTTTCTGACGAAGACGTTCTTTCATATATTAAAAATAGGTATGATAAGCAGATAGACTCTGTAGACCAACTCTTTGAGGAGCGTGAGCAATCCGAAGATTTGCCTGAAGATGTAGCTGCATATCTTAACTATAAAAAAGAAACAGGTCGTGGCATCAATGATTACGTAAGTCTTAACAAAGACTTTAGTGAGATGAAGCCCGACAAAATACTTAGAGAGTACTTAGTTGCTACGGAAAGGGGACTTGATGCCGAGGACATTGATACGCTTATGGAAGCATATGCGTATGATGAAGACCTCGATGACGAGTCTACTATCAAGAAAACTAAGCTCTCAAAGAAAAAAGCTATTGCTAAAGCTAAGGACTACTTTGAGTCTGAGAAAGAAAAATACAGGATGCCCCTTGAGTCAAGTGGGAGTTCTATTTCTAAGGAAGATTCTAAGAACCTCGAAGCATATAGGCAATATGTTAAACAGACATCGGACTACGAAGAAGGTTTAAAAAGAAAGCAGGAATGGTTTCAAAAACAAACTAACGAAGTTTTCGGAAGTGAGTTCAAAGGTTTTGAGTTCACGCTTGACGAAGATAAGAAGGTTACTTTTTCACCGGGTGATGCAGTTGAATTGAAAAAAATCCAACAGGATGCAAGCAACTTCGTAAAGAAGTTTATTGATAATGACGGATTAATTAATGATGCTGTAGGATACCACAGGTCGATGGCTATCGCTATGAATCCTGAGAAATTTGCCAAGTTCTTCTATGAGCAAGGTAAATCTACGCAGGCTGACGACACGATGCGCAAGATGAAAAACACAGATATGTCTATGCGTAAAGCGCCGGAGGTCACAAGCAAGGGAGGAATGCAAGTAAAGTCTTTGACACCTGACTCAGGTCGAGGATTAAAAATTCGGAGTCGTAATTAATAACTTTTAAGACTAAAAAAAATGGCTTTAACAGCAGCAGGTATGGATTTGCAACCAAGTGCGCAGCAAATACCCTTATCTTCAAACTATATCAATAACTTTGATTTCTTGAATCAGTATCTTCCTGATACTTATGAGAAAGAATTCGAGCGTTATGGAAATCGCACTATCTCTTCTTTCCTCCGTATGGTGGGAGCAGAGATGCCCTCTAACTCTGACCTTATCAAGTGGACAGAGCAAGGAAGGCTTCATACTAAATATGTACAAGTAGGTGCAGTTGTAGCGGTAGCAGGACAGGATACTCAGGTATTCACAGTGAATGACGACATCACCCCTGCAGGAACAACAGCAGCCGCAGGCGGTGGAATCGCTCTTCGTAACAACCAAACTATTATGGTTGTTTGGAATGATGGGTCAGGTTCTAACAAAGCTATCGTTAGTGCAGTAGATACTGCAGCGGGGACTTTCCAAGCTAACTACTACGAAGCAGGAGGTTCAGCGGGCGCTACTACAGGCGCAGTTAACTCGGACGTTACTATCTTTATCTACGGTTCTGAGTTCAACAAAGGGACTTCCGGAATGGCGGGCTCTTTAGAGGCTGACGATTGGATTTTCGATAATAAGCCAATTATCCTAAAGGACACTTACGAAGTAAATGGTTCTGATATGGCTCAGATTGGATGGGTAGAAGTAACTACTGAAAACGGTGCGGCAGGATACCTATGGTATCTTAAGTCAGAGCATGAGACACGTCTTCGTTTCGACGATTACTTGGAGACTGCTATGATTGAGGCTGTTCCTGCGGAAGCAACTTCCGGTGCAGGTGACCTATTACAAGGCACAGCAGTAGGAGCTTCAGTCGGTAACCTTAACGGTTCAGACGGTATCTTCTACGTAGTAAACAGTCGAGGAAATGTATGGGCAGGAGGAAATCCTACTACCCTTGCAGATTTCGATACAGTTATCTCTCGTCTCGATAAGCAAGGTTCTATCGAAGAGAATGTTCTCTTTGTAAACCGTGACTTCGGATTCGATATCGACGACATGCTTGGCGCTATTGGCGGTGGATATGCGTCGACAGGCCCCGGAGTAGGTGCGTCATTCGGATTATTCGATAATGATAAGGAGATGGCGTTGAATCTTGGCTTCTCAGGTTTCCGTAGAGGATATGACTTTTACAAGACTGATTGGAAATACTTGAATGACCCAACTATGCGTGGCAACTTATCTGCAGAGGTAGGTAGCGGTGCAGTAAATGGTCTTCTTGTTCCTGCAGGTTCAACTACTGTATACGACCAAGTCCTTGGAAAGAACGCGAAGCGTCCGTTCTTACATGTACGTTACCGTGCGTCTGAGACTGAAGACCGTCGTTACAAGTCTTGGATTACAGGTTCTGCAGGAGGGGCTCAAACATCTGACATCGATAAGATGCAGGTGAACTTCCTCTCTGAGCGTGCAGTATGTACTCTAGGAGCTAACAACTTTGTTATCTTTAATGCGTAACAAAATATAGGTAAGGAGGGGAGGCGTGTCCTCAAGGACACGTCTCCTACCTTATTTCTTTTATAAAATTATATCTAATCATGAATCAAAAAAAAGACAAGTATGTCGATAAGACATACAAACTTACAAGGGGAGCAGCACCCCTTTCCTTTATGCTGCCTACACGCAATAGCCGTCGCTCACCACTACTGTGGTTTGATGAAGAGCGCGGAGAGAATCGAGCATTGAGATATGCCCGAAATCAGAAATCTCCTTTTGAAGACGAACAGGATGGCAACGCTATAGTTGAGCCTATAATTTTCGATGATGGCTTCTTATTCGCGCCTAGAACGAATCAAGTTCTCCAAAAATTCTTAGAGTTGCACCCCCTTTATGGAAAGCACTTCGTGCAGGTCAATAAAGAAAAAGATGCATCTAAAGAGATGGAAAGTTTAAATGTAGAGGTCGATGCGCTTATAGAGGCTCGACAGCTATCCTTAGAGCAGCTTGAGAATATTTGTCGTGTTATGTATGGTCGCAATACGGACACCCTCACAACCGCTGAGATGAAGCGTGATGTATTGGTTGCCGCTAAGAACGACCCATCAGGATTTTTAAATATGCTCCAAGACCCTGAGTTGAAGTATAATTCTAATGTACAACGATTCTTCGATGAAGGGCTATTATCTACTCGCCGTCAAGGTACAGAGGTGTGGTTTAGTACTGCTAATAATAAAAAGAAAATGCTTACCGTTCCATTTGGGCTAGAAGCTACACAGGCTACTGCTTCGTATTTAAAGAGCGATGATGGCATCGAAGCTTTAAAGATGCTAGAGTCTGTTATAGAATCATAAGTATTAAGATGAAAAAGAAAGAGAGGGGCTTTATGCCCCTCTTTTTTTTGTTTATCTTTGTGGGCATGAATCCCCTTCTTCTATTAAGAGACAACAATCAGGGCTTATATTATATCCCTGTAAATAGTATCCAAGATGTACGTAGAACTGACGCTACTACTATAATCATATATACCAATATAATCTCACATGATAGTAATTCTAATCCGCATGTTTTAACCTACACCCTCGATGAGCGTTCATCAGGCGGAGGTGCTACAGACAGTACGCAAGTCCAAGCAATTATAAACGCATGGATATCGGCTTTAAAAGGAACAGCAGTAGTAGTGGAGGCAGGTCTACCCTTACCCATCTCATCTATCACGGCAACTAATAGTGTTTGGGGTTAGGCGGTAAAAGCGTCCCCTCTTTTTTTTCCGTATCTTTGCCTAAAACAAGGCAATGATTAACACAGTTAGAAATACTGTTCTGTCTGTGCTGAATAAGAATAACTACGGGTATCTATCTCCCTCTGATTTCAATCTATTTGCAAAGCAGGCACAGTTAGATATATTCGAGAGTTATTTTTATCAGTACAACTATCAGATAAATAAAGAGAATGCTCGCCAATCGGGGTCAGGTATTGCCGACCTAGCTAAGGGTATTGAGGAATCTATGGATTTATTTTCGGTTACTAGAGGGCTGAATTTAAACACCGATGTAGCGGGGTCATACTTTATGCCCTCTGACACCACGACAGGAAGTGACTATTACTTTGTAAATAAAGTCTTAGCATATAAAGAGATTATTACGGTTGGGACAACGACATCATTC